ACCTTATATTTTCGTGGAGGTTTTGGCTTTTTAGTCTTCTTTACTGTATCAGAACCATTATTAGAACCAGTACGATCAATAACTGCAGTATCTTCTTTCATAGTTACTCTTTGTATTCAAATGATGCATTGAAAGAAACACTCCTTCTTGCAAAATTATCATTTGTTTTATAAGGATAAACTGTATGTTGAAGATGTGCCGGAAAAATGAAAAAAGCCCCAGGCGTGGGTTTAACTTTGAGTGAATTTGTTTTTAGTTTACCTTTTGGGCTTGAACTTCCTATGAAATATATTGTACCATCATCATTTCTTTCTGTTTTTTCTGAAGGTAAAAAATTAGGAGCTTTTAAATACATCACTGCAGAAACATCACAACCTGTATGAGTATGAATAGGATTATACTCTCCAGGCTGTTGTTCTACTATCCACATACTATTAACTGTAACATGAATATGGTTTTTAACAGTCTCTATGTGTTGATGTTGGTCTGATGGAGCTTGTTGGAGATTACATTGATGAACATACTCTTGAACCATATTACCAAAAAAATCTAATAAGTTTTCTTTTTCTAATAATTTGGGCTCTATTAACAGTTCTTCTTTTATTTGTCCTGCCAAATTTCCCCCCCAACTTATTCTCTTTGAGTCGGCCAACACCTCATCAGAAATTTCTATCATTTTCTCCAAAACAGATGGTGGAAGAGTTGTTTCAAATAAAATGTCAGCCCAAGGCCTATGTAAGTTATAACTCATCTGAAAAGTTTGAGGGTCTTTTTCTACCTTATTTTTTTCTTTCAATCTTTCTTCTTTTCTCCTTTGTTTTCTATTCATAGTCGAATCCTGCAAAATCTTGTTTCTTAAATTTACCACCAGTTGCTATGTCAAAAGATGGTGTATCATCATTTTTTTGACCTGTATCTACCAGCTCATCTTGTGCTGCTTGAGATACATCAAATAATCTCATTTTTGCACGATCAATACCCACTACAAATTTACGATTTGTTGTGGGGTCATTATATCTATTTTTTAATTGTTTTACTAATATTTGTCCAACTTTTTCCATTTGCTCAGTAGATATAATTGCAAACATAAGATCTGCAGTTGCAGGTAACCCAAAACTCTCTGAAGTATCTTCCAACCCGACATCAGTACTTGAATACCCCGCCCTAGTGGTTTGTGTAGCAGAAACAATAGGAAGCTTATTTTCCACAGCAAGACCACGGAGTTCTTCTGCAATTGATTTGATAAGCGTGTAAGAATTGACATTAGACCCTGTTTTTATTCTGGAAGATGTACAAATGTTAAGATAATCTACAAATATAATGTCTGGAACAAATGACCGTTTAAGATTTAGTTCATTCAACAATGCACGAAAATGATTAACATTTGCAGCTGCAGTTGGATATTCTTTAATTATTAGTTTTCCTTTTGTAGTATTACTTAAACTATTTATTTTCTTATCGTAGAGGTCTTTTGGTAGACTGTGAAGGTCATCTATAGAAATATCTAGAAGGTTTGCATCAATCCTTTCAGCAATCTTTTCTTCTGCCATCTCAAGAGTGATATAAAGTACATTTTGATTTTGTGCAAGACAAGAAGATGCAACATGACACATGAATAAAGATTTACCTACACCAGTACCAGCAAGACAAATGTTTAATGTTTTCTGCGGAAGACCACCTTTGGTAATTCTGTTAAAGTAGTCGAGATCAAATGGAATCCTCTCTTCAATCCTATGATAATAATCAAACCGATCAGAACTGTCATCAATATAGTCATGACCGACATGAGGATCAAAAGAGACAGCAAGAGCATCGGAAAGAATGTCAGGGATTGCACCCTTGTCTGTTGTTGATTTGGGATTGTCGAGGATTGATATTGATTCGACAACTGCGTTGTAGATTGCTTTGTCCTGACAGAATTTTTCTGTTGAGTCCAATAGCCATGAGAGGTCTGAGAATTCTTGGTCATCTTTACCAATCTCATTGATAAGGTTTATAGACTCTTTGAAATCTTCTTCTGTGATTTTTGCTTCACTTAATTCAATATTAAGAGCCTCTTTATTTGGGAGAGAATTATATTTTAGTATAAAATTATTTATCTGATTGTAGATAATTTTATCAGAATTTTCAGTAAAATATTCATCATTTAAAAATGGTAATACCTTTCTTGCATAATCCTCATTCTGTAACAGATTCTTTAATATTGTTGTCTCTATTTTCATCGCTACCTATATGGTGTTCTTCTATTATTTCTAAAATCGCTTTACCTAATTTTTCTTCAAATATTTTACCCTGTTCATCGGTTATGACTCTTTCGCCAATATCAGATGGTGATGTTATTATATCATAACCATACTGGCATGTCAAGGTGCCATCATCATTCAGAGTTGGGTCTGTTTTAAAGTCTTTGTATTTAACTACAACATGACAAAACGGGCCCTGTATAATTTGAATACAGAGACTATTGTCATCGGGGTCTTCTGGATTAGGAATAAGAATATACCAAGTATCTCTAAGTTTTGGAACGTGAGCTTTTGGGGAAAGATCGGGCATTAGATAATCCCGCTAAGATCTCTGTCACCTTTGAGTTTAGCATCAGGGCCACCTGCTGTATCTATTTTTAAAGATTGTTCAAATTGTCTTCTACCAAAAGGTTCTTCAATTGGCCCCGGCTTCCAATCAGATGCTTCTGGACATACCAAATTAAAAGAGCATGCTCTTCTAATCCCCGGCCCAAAGAATGGATTTACAGAGTGTTTTAACCAGCCAGGAAAGATGATAAATCTTCCTGTTTTTGGAAGTTCCACAATACAGCTTTTTGGTCTAATACTTTGAAGAGGATTTACATCCATAAATCCATTTCCTTCAAGATGAAAAAGAAAATTCCCCTCGTCATTAGCATCTGAAACTTGTGGTGGTATTTTTAAATAAAATACACCAGACATCAAACCATAATGACTGTGAACTGGATTATAATCATTTTCTTCGGAATCTGTTGACCAAATTCGGTGAATTTTTAGATTAATTTTAGTTGGATCAACACCCATAAAGTACATTCCAGAATTATTCAAATAACCTTTTCCCATATTTAAAATATAATCTGTCATTTCTTTAGGCAGTTCTTCAATTGGTATTCCAACCTGTTTCCCTTTAACTTCTCTAAACGCGTTTTGATGGTACAATTCCTCATAACGATTTTCGTAAAGATCATCTAAAAACTTATTCATCTGGTCAACTAACTCTTTACGCATATTTGAAGATGCAGCGTAATTGTATCTTTGGTGAAGTGATACTTGAGTATCATATCCTTGTTTAGCCTTCGTGGGTGTCCATTCAGCCATTTTTTTCTCCTGTTTTAATTTCTTCTGGTTCAATTTTTCTCTTAACATAGGGTTCTTTAAATGTAGTAAGTTTCCGTTCACTTGTTTCTGGACATACTAAATTGAAAGATACTGCTCTTCTAACACCTGGCCCAAAGAACGGATTTACAGAGTGTTTTAACCAGCCAGGAAAAATGTAAAATTTTCCTACCTCTGGATTTGCAAAAATGTGAGTGTTTGGTCTAACGGTAGTGTATGGACTTACATCTACATATCCATCTTCTGCAAGTAAAAAATTTAAAACCCCTTCTTCATTTGTTTCTAAAACCTGTGGTGGAACTTTTAAATAGAATACGCCAGACATCAAACCAGCATGACTATGGGGTGGATTATAATCGTTCTCTTTGGAATCTGTTGCCCAAATCTGTTGAATCTCTAGATCAATGGTAGTTGGATCAACCCCCATGAATTGTAATCCAGAATTGCACAAATAGCCCCTTCCTAGAGTCAAAATATAATCTGACATTTCTTTAGGTAATTCTTCAACAGGTATTGTAATTTGTTTTCCTTTAACTTGTCTAAACGCGTTTTCATGATATAATTCATCATAACGAGTTTCGTAAAAACCATCTAAAATCTCATTCATTTGATCAACCAACTCTTCACGCATATCTGACGATGCAGCGTAATTGTATCTTTGGTGAAATTCTACTTTAGTTTCATATTCTTGTTCAGCCACCATTTTCTCCTGTTTCAATTTCTTCTGGTTCAGAATGTTCGACTCCACCACCATAAGAAAATTCTTTTTTAGCAGCTTCATCTAATTTGTTCATTATATCTTCAGTAAAATATTTTTCTGGATCTTTTAGTATTTGTTTTGCATATAACTTAGCACCATCTGGTAACTCATATCGTGTAGATACTTTCTTGAAAATCTCATACTTCTCTGCCAACTCTAAAAGACCATAATAACGATTAAGACCTTCATCATAACTTAGAAGTACATCAACTCTCTTGTTTTCTTTCGCGAGTCTGGACTTAAAGTTTTTACAATGAATGATGTTACCAATTACATCCGTGCCGACTTTTTCCTTTTTCTTGGAGAGGAAAACGATATTAGATGCTGCATACTGTAAACCAGAACCACCACCCATAATATCTTGAGGAAACATAGCTCCGACTTGTTTGTATGTGTGATTAGTAACCAGTAGTGGTATTCCAGCCTTTGCAAGTTTGAGAGTCAATACTCTAAATGCACCCTTTACGATTCGTGCCTTAGTCATATCCACCTTGTTCGCACCTTCAGTAATATCTTCAACTTCTTTCGCTGTAGATAACATACCAAGACTGTCAAGACAAAGTAGAAGTGGTGCTTCACTTTTCTCTATGTGTTTGTCTACCACTCTTGATGCTTGTTGAGCAAAATCTTGTATCGTGGCAACTGGTAATTGAATAAATCTTGTTTTATCAATATCTCGTTCTTCAATCATCTCAGGAGTGAGGGCAGACTCAGACTCAAAATAAAGAACGCCGCCGCTAGGATTATCTGAAAGAAACTGTCTGACAATCCCAAGTATGAAGAAAGTCTTACCCGTTGCTGACTCGCCTGCGAAAGCAGTGATTTTATTAGATGGTAACCCTTTGTGGATACTTCCCGAAATAAGTGCGTTAAGTATATAACTCCCTGTATCAATGTATTCATTTACACTCCCTAGCATCCCTTCTGAAACTTTGGATGCATATTGGTTTCCTGTTACTCCTATTAATTCATCAAAATAGTCACTCATAATTTAACCTTGTAATTTTTGTAATTTTTCTAACTGTTCTTTAGACATAAAATCAACATTGAAAGATATACCTCTACGTTCACCCTCACCCTTAAATGGATAAACTTGGTGATTAAGTGTACTAGGAAAAATATAAAACCATCCAATTTCTGGTTGAATATTATATAAAGAAGTGGTTTGAAGTGGGTCGGCATCTCCCATTCCAGTAAAAGCTATCTGACCATCTTTTCCTGTTTTTAGTGATGTCTCATCTAGTTTACGTTCCATTTGTTTTGGAAGTTTCAGATACATTACACCAGAAATTTTAGCAAACTGATGATCGGCGGTTACTTGATTGTGAGCATGAACTGGAAGATAATCATCTTCTTTTTGACTAACTATCCATGCAGTAATTATTCTCGAATTCCATTGTGTATGTGGCCCGTCTGATATAACATTATCCATATTTTGTTTGACATTTCCATTTGAAAGCATCGTATTCATATACTTAGATACCATTTCCATAGTATAGCTAAGAACATCATGCTCTTGAAATTTCTCAGGTGAAATTTCCCANGAAGAAGGAANTA